CACAAGTCTTCATACTTTGTCGTATGAAGTCTATGTTTAGATAATTCTCTAGTAGAACTAATACCAACTCTACCACTCTTGATTAATTTATTAAAAATCCATTTTATCATTTCTTAAACCTCTGATCTATCCAGCATTTACCATAATATAAGATAAATAACCAAATTGTAAATAATATTCCCTCAAAGTAGGTTAATTCATTCCATGCATCTAAAATTACATTACTGTCCATTATTTTCTCCCTATGCTTCTTAAACTTTCCATTACTTTATCTATGTCTGGTTCTTCTCCATTAGGATCATACAAACATTTATACTTTTTTGGACACCAAGTTTCAATCATCATTGTAAATGTTTTGTTACCACCTTCATAGATGCAAGCTCTTTTATTTGTATATTTTGACGTAATTCTTTTCTTTAGTCTACATGTTGTGTATTTTTTTACATCTGGATTACGCCATTCTTTCTGTTGTCTTGTGTAATCTTTCGGTTTGTATTGATATGCTTTTGCTTCTTTGATCCAGATCGATGCAACTAAAACAGCAAAACCACCAACAATAGCAACTACAAATAGCCAACCAATTGCTTCACCTATCTGTCTTCTCATCTGTTGTTGTTTGTAAATTGTCTCTTGACGTTGTTTTCTTATCTGACCTTCCATAGCCAAAAGATCATTGTAAGCCTGTGGGCCATAAGTCATATTTAGAAAAACCTTGAGTTCATACCTTTGTTCCTCAAGTTTCTTTTTTGCTGCAAACGCAGCCATTGCCGCCTCTTCTATAGAACCTGCTTTAAATAATTTACCAAACAATGGAGGATTTTTAGCTTGTTTTTCTGCGTTGTCTATATCAGATACGGCTCCCATCCAACGTCCAATATCGCCAGACATCTGTTCAATATCACGACCCACGGCAAAACCCTTTTTGATTGCATCAAAAGCTTTGCCCGCTATTCCTACGGCTACTGATATAGTTACTGGATCCATATCCAGATTATATCATAGGTTATTTAGTTTTGTTACCCCTCGCAGCTGCCATGTTTATTCTATAAACATTTACATCATTTCTATCATCAGCAATGTCTGATTGTAGTTGTTGTCTTTGTTGAGCTAGTTCGTAAGCTTGTTGTAACTTAGCTTGATCAATTTGAAAATTCATTTGATCACTCATTGTCTTACGTTGTAGCTCGGCAGTATCGTTTTCTAGCTCTTTCTTTCTGATATCAACCAAAGGATCTTCTGGTTTCGGTGGAGCTAGAGCTGGCATTATTTCATTTAGAATCTCACCAACTTGTTGTGCGATTGCCGCTTCAACGGCTGACGGATCAATAGGAGGAACTGGTTGACCCTCTGCTTGAGCTTGTTCAATCGCCTTTTGAAAGAAAGTTGTCACCTGATCACGAGCCATCATACCTACATGTTCTTGCACATGTGCTTGTAGCATGACATATCCTTGTGGATTTGCTTGAGATGTCTGGCTAGATAGCATAGATATGTGTGCTCTGACATGAGCTTCGTGATCTTGCTCTGGAAATGCTTTTAATGGCTTGTTTGTCATTGCATTTCCGTTCTCGGTTGCTGGATCAATGGGTGCTGGTTGTGGTTTTGGTGGTAAAATAGCCTCAATATTCTTAATATCTAGTGCATCATACATTCTTCTGTACGCTTCATTCACATTATGTATCTCTGGAGCGGCTTGAGCTAGTTGTAATTGTGTCTGAGCCAGTGATAATCGCTGTGCCATAGAGAAAATGTTAGGATCTGACACTGGAAGTATGTCAACACGACCATCAAAGTCGGCTTGCATGGTCTCTGGAGGTACATTTCCAACAAAATATGGATATGGAACTGGATTTTCACTAAAAATTTCGGCTAACATGCGAAATTCTTGCTTTTGAGCGTAATGTAAACGCTTATGTATGCTTGAAATTATCTTAGAACCTTGCTCAATCAAGGCAACTGTTGTTCCAACTGGTGCTTGAGAGTTCACATCTGCAACTTTTGCGTCTGCAACTTGTGCAAAACGTCTACCAGAGTCAACAACAACACCTAAAAGTTGTGCTAATGTTGCTGATGGCTCTTTATATGGCAGTGGGATAATGGAATTTTTGAGATCTCCGCCTGGGACATCGATATCTCTGAACTCACCAGGATTAAGAGGCTCGTCATCATTACGAATACGAACACCCCTCGATTTAAAACCTGCTGGAAGATTTGATAAAGTACCTGCATCTATTAATTGCCTCAATATTGATGTGGCTGCACGAGACAAACCACCGATTGTATGTAGTAATCCAAGACCATAAAACCCAAAACCGGGTAAAAATTTAAAATGTACGAAATGTTGTATCTTTCGTTTTAATGGGTCTTGCTCTCTAAAGTTTCTAGAAATCGATAGCACTTTTCCAGAATTTTGATCAATGGTGACAATATAAGGGAGCATAATCCCCGAAGGATTCCCCTGAATATCCATGTCTTCAAAACCTTCCAAGTCCAAGTCAACATGGCATTCCAGTAAGGTGTAAGAGTCATCAGAATAATTTGGACGTAATCCCAACAACTCGTCAGAACGCTCTTGGATATCTCCTTGGTTTTCGTCATAATCTGAACTAGATAGTTCGACATCTCTATATACTCCTGCTACTTGTAGTTTTCGAATATCATTATATGTCATTCTAACTACATGAGTAACCCTCTCTGCTGTTCTTAAATCACTAGCTGAATATGGTACAACCAAATCTTCTGCTGGTACAAACTTAGAAACGGCTCTCTGTTTTGTTTCATCAAAATAAACTTTTTTAAATGTAGAACCAGTCAACGGCAAATAAAATAGCATCTGGTCTGTATCTGGGTCATACTCTTCCATGACCTCTGTTATCTGGTAATTCATAAAATCTTCTACACGCTGAGCTTGTGCTTCAGTTTCCGAGGTCGGTGCACCAAGGATCTGAGTCTTTACAGGTCCTCCACTTGGTAACATCTCCTTGTAACTTTGTGCTTGAAACTGGGTCACCGCTTCAGAGAGCAACGGATGAGTTACACCACTTGCTCCTAAGAAAGGTTCACTTCGGTCTTCATAATTGATGCCGAGTAACCCCAAACCTTTGGCAATCGCCTCTTCCCAATCTTCTCTAGACTCAATATCCTCACGGAACTTGGCTTGTATGTCTGATGATAAGTCTCCCAAAACTGACTCATCAAGAACCTCTGCGAGATTGGCATCATGTCTGTATTCTTCGGTTTCAATTTCTAGTGCCTCTTCTTCAGCAAGTTCTACACCCTCGGGTAAATCATTTAAAGTTTCTGGTAAATCAATTTGAAGACTATCTTCTTCGGGCATCATCTGCCCTCCTGCTCCCATCGACTGTTCTACCATACCCGCTATTTGTCTAGGTTCTATTGCCATTATGTGATCCTTGTGGTTCGTTTCTTTTCTGGAAGTAGTATGTCTGAGAATCTGTTAGTAACAGTAAATCCTCCCATGACTTTTTTAGTAGGTTTGTTAACACCCTCTTGTATTTGAAGAAGAAGATCCACGCCAAACGGATCTAATTGCTTTATTTCATCTTTTGTTAAATACTTATCTAATTTATGTTTGCCAGTAAAACCGACCACTTTACCTTTTGATTTCTTTTTGCCTGCCATTAGTAATATTCCCTTGCTCTTCTTGGATACCAATTCTCTGGAATTTCTTCGCCTTTTAAATCGATAAAGCCACCTTGTCTAAAACGCATGATAGCCATTGTCATACTATCACAATAGTCATCATGCTCTCCATTCGGAAAAGATGCAACCTCTTCTATCACATCCTCTGCAAATTTTTCCCCTTCAGGATACCATACTTTACCAGATTCGAAAATAGGCGACACAATATGCATTCTCATAGTTTTATCTATACCCCCACCACCTCTTCGTCTGCCAGGACTAAACGTAGTAACAGGCAGATTCAATAGTCTTAACTCGTCTGCCAAAGGTTGTCCACTTGCTTTTGCCTCAATCAACATCATATCGGGTTCCCAATATTCATTCTCTTCTATCGCAATCTGCTTCAACTCTGGAAAACTCCACCTACCTTTTTTCGCATCTAACATTATCAAATGTTGATCACCATCTTCTTTAGGCTCAAAAACTCCCCAAGTTGTAATCGCACTATAGTCGGCAGTCTCTTTTTTACTATAAGCCGTATCGTAACTTTGAATTATATAATCTAGTCTCGGTGTATCGGGTCTCTCCCATAACTGCCACCAATCTCTCTTGATCATTGCAACGGCTTCCGAGGTCGGATTTTGTTGCCACTGTGCGTTCCACTTGACCGGGGACAGTGATGCCTTGACCTTTAACAATTCATCCGTCTGCCAAAACTCGGGCCATAAAGGTTTATCATTCGGTAGTATCGCTGGGAATTCTATAACCTCCCATTGATCTGCCATAGCATCCATTGCCATATTCTGTATTAAACGACCTGTCAGATCTTTCTTCGACCATCTTGTCTGCACAATGATGATGGTTCCCCCCGGTTGTAATCTCTGCCGTGGACCAGAAGTGTACCACTCATATGTATTATCATAAGCAACCGTGGACAATGCATCTTGTTCCGAGTGTGGATCATCAATGATCAACAAATCGGCACCACGACCAGTCATTGCTGCACCCACCCCCGCTGCAAAATATTCCCCGCCTCGGCTAGTCTCCCAACGACCTGCCGCTTGGCTATCCTGTTTCAAGTCCGTCTTGGGAAAGATCTCTGCATAAATGGGATCGGCAATGAGATCACGGACTTTCCTTCCAAATCTTACAGCAAGTTCCGTGTTCATGGTAGCCTGTATTATTTTTAATTTAGGATTACGGCCCAAGAACCACGAAGGCATTAAATATGACGCTAATTCTGACTTCGAGTGTCTAGGTGGCATGTTGATTATCAAACGCTTCAAGTTACCCGATGCAATGTCCTCGAGTTTTTCGGCTATGATTCTATGATGTCTGCCCTCAATAAACCCCTCATATACATGTTTGGCATAGGATAGAAATTTAGTTTGAGCTTCTTCACGAGTTTCAAGACGCTTGCGTTGTTCCTCCAGTAACAGGACTTCCTGTAACACTTCTTTTGGTAGAGCTTCAAAGTTCATGCCCGAACAATAATATATCTGAATGAAAATATCAATGCTTGTAATAGATGATGCTGTTAGTTACCCTGTATGTCGTATATAGGGGGTGGGGGTGTATATAGTATAAAATTTATTTTGCTTTTTCATCTAGTAACCCTTTACTCCACCCTAGTACGCAAACCCACCCCTACGGTCATGTGTAACCAAAATAAATCGGACAGCAAGCTAGTGATTATGTATATTTATAATATAAGAAGGGAACAAAAAGTAGACCTTCACAATGCCAAAGGAGTTTGATTATGGCAGAATTAACTAAGTATGATGTTAACAGCATCAAAGTAGATAAGCGTAAGTTTAAAACTTGGTCGCTTGTTAAAATAACTATCGTATCTCAAGATACTGATAAGGCACCCGAAAGAATGACGATTAATCTTCATTGCAGGGATCAAAACGGGAAAAATAAAATCCCTACAATCAAAATGGGAAAGATCGAGATAGTCGAATAACTCCTAGGGTGGACGGCAACGTCCACCCATCAACCAAACGAGAGGAAATAAAATGTTAAATATACCTTACATTCAAGACCCAGCCCACGGGTGGGCTATCGTGAAGAGAGATCTTCTGCCTAAGATAAGACTAAATGAAAGACAGTTTCCATTCTCTTTCATATCACCAAAAGGCGAGTTTATCGCTCTCGAGGAAGACTGCGAGATGCCAGAATTACTCAAAGCGTTAGATGCCCATCAGATGCCATATACTTTGGTCGATAGGTTGGTCGAGTACGAAGATCCAGATAATCCAAGAAATTGGTAATCTACAGCTGGGGAGTCAAGCTCCCCAGCCATCACTCCGTGACCGTTGGTGTACTCCACCCTGAGTCGCAGGCTCCTCTGCCCACCCCAACGGTCATCTCTAGCCTAAAGATTAATAGCAACCAGGACGAGTGCGAACTAGAATATAATCTAATGAAAGGAGATAAATAATGACAAGATTTTCCAAATTAGGAAACGAAGAGTTACATATTTTGGTGGACTTTAAAGATCGAGTTGCCGAATACACAGACGAGTGTGAATGTGATTCTTCATGTTTCCCAAATTCTAGAACTGTCTGCTCTGATTGTTCTCTTGCCGTGAACGAGGTTCTTCATGAAATCAATGACGAAATCAGGGATGCGGCTGAAACAGCGGAACGATACGATCAGCGTGAAGGTTATCTTGACGATGGTCAAATGTTCTACAATCATCACGAAGCCAACGACAGTTGGTACGATTAAGAAGGGGGAGCGAAAGCTCCCTCTCATCTAACGATGACCGTTGGCACTCCACCCGAGAACGCAGGCTACCCACCCAAACGGTCATCTCTAGCCAAAGTTGCAATGGTCGCAGGTGCAATAACAATGTATTATATAATTTTAACCAACAGGAGTATATTATGAATAAAAATAAATTATCATGTCCAGAGTATTTAAAGTATTGGTCTGCTGACGGTGTGGCTGAAAATTTATATGGTGATAATAATGGAATCGCTGATAAGACATACGCACACATTTGGAATGTAATCGTTCCACAAATGGAGACAGACAGAAAAAAATCACTAGAAAAAATTGGCTACAAAAGTATCAATGAATACTTTGAAAATGTGGGTGGAGATGACGGCACACTCAGGGAGATGACAGAAATGCAAAAGTATTGGCATCTGTTAACAGATGAAATGAAAGAGTTTTTGATAAGCTGGGCAGCTGTCGAGGAGAAAAAGTTTGATGCATTCTTAAATCACGAAGATTGGGGGGAGTCATAAAATGAAAGGGGAGCGAAAGCTCCCCATCATCTAACGATGAC